CACGCGAGGCAACGTATTTTTGTTCATTCGCGATTTTGAAGTGAACGAAACGAACGAACAGAGACGCATAAATGGCCACAAAGCGCAAAAAAACGACATCGACACAGCCTAAAAACACAAAACGCCTGAGTATAGACGACGTGACTAATGCGACGCAGGCGGAGGTTGCGCGGGCATTTGGTTTGTGCCGGAGCACGGTCTATGCATGGAGTGGGTGCCCGCGAAACAAAAACAAAAACTATAGTCTGCCAGACGTGATAGCGTGGCGCGTATCAAGGGCGCTTGACGATGCTGGATATCTCGACGTCAAGGGGCCAAAAACAGAAAGCCTAGAGCGAGTTCGCCGTGCGCAGGCGGAAAAAATAGAGTTACAAAACGCGGTCACGAAAAACGATCTAGTTCCTGTTGCCGACATGAGGGACAGGTTAAGTTACTTCTGTTCGACATTGCGTAAGGCAGGAGAAAAGATACAAAAACTATTCGGTGCCGACGCGTATGAAATTCTGAATGATGCTATAAACGAGGCACAAGCGCACGTCAAAGCCTCACTAACAAAGGCAGAGGAGACAGAGTAATGGAAAACCCGCCTATATTTAGTTTCGTGCATCATGGCGGAGAAGTAGGTGTACTATGGGGGGATGACAGGCGCGTCATGACGGAGTGCGCCTTGACGTTAGCGGAAACGACGGCGCATAACGTATTGGCGAAAATTCGCAACCATGCATCGAGCCGTGGTCGTGTGCAGTTTTACCATAACGGGACGTTTAGTATCCCATTTAGTAAACGTATGAGTAGGTTTGTGACGAATCAGTCTGTGATCTTTTCTCCGTATGGTTTCGAGCGTTTTTTTGACGTCCAGAACAAACAAGTTGAGGTGTGTAAGGGGTTTTGGAACTTCTCAAAGATCGCGTCGCAGTATCATGCAAAACTAATAATCATTGACGCGTTCTTGGATTATGCGACGGGTTATATTGATTATGATGCAACACAGCGCATTGTGGAGGCACTTAAGGAAATAGCGAAAGAAAACGATTGTGCGATTCTTATACTTGACGATGAGCGCACAATGTGGTTAAAGTGTTTATGTGATTTTGCTCTTACGGTGAATTCAAAACGATGGAACCATTAACGCCGAAAAAAACTGATTCGGTTTTGCTTCGAGAACTACTTTTTGCGATGGAATCATCGCGGTCCCGCCGTGTGCGCAGCATGCGCGACTTTGCGGAATCTGAGATTCTTATCCCCGATGGAGAGTATTCTGGTCTTCGCTACAAGACATCGAGACAACCATATAGCGCAGTGTATTTTGCCTTGGTTGAGTCCAGGCGATTCCGTCGCATTGTGGCTACTGGCCCGACACAGAGCGGAAAAACGCTAACGGCTTTTATCATTCCGTCGTTGTATCATTTATTTGAGATAGGTGAAACAATAGTTTGCGGAGTTCCCGATCTGGATATCGTTGCGGATAAGTGGAATATGGATTTTTTGCCGGTTATTGAGGCAACGAAGTATAGGGAATTTCTGCCGATGAAAGGTGGGGGCGCCCGCGGCGGTGTGCCAAAGGGCGCGGTTAAGTTTCAAAACGGCGCAGTTCTTCGGTTTATGACTGGTGGAGGCGGAGATAAAAGCCGGTCTCATTTTACGTCGCGCGTGTTGGCTATAACTGAAACAGATGGGTTCGACAAGGTTTCCGCTACGTCGCGCGAGGCAGACCAAATCACGCAACTAGAGGGGCGCGTCAAGGCCGCTGCCGAAAACTCAATGGTATACATGGAATGTACCGTTAGCACTGAATTAGGGCGTACATACCGCGAATATTCGTCTAGCACAGCTACTAGATTGATGAAACGGTGCCCGTATTGCCGCGCGTGGGTATGTCCAGATCGTGATCATCTTATTGGGTGGAAAGAGTCAGAAACGAAAATGCAGGCAATGAGGAATGGCGTTTTTGTTTGTCCCGAATGCTCACACGAATTAAGCCAGGATGATAGGCGCATAATGTGCGCTGGTTCTGTAGCTTGCCATTCCGGGCAATACATAGACAATAATGGCGTTGCGATTGGAGATGTCCCAGATACAGATACGTTAGGGTTTCGATGGAACGCGTTTGATAATCAGTTTTGGACGCCAGGATATATCGCGGGTGATGAATGGGCCGCGCTACATAGCGACTTCCCTGATATTGCAGACCGTGGCGTTCGACAATTTGTCTGGGCGTTGCCATATATTCCTGAAAAGATTGATCTTCATAGTGTAACCGCATCTACTATTCTTAAGCGCGCCGCCGCGCCACGAAAAGGGATTCTTCCATCCTGGACAGAGAATATTACTGTCGGAATGGACATAGGAAAGATGCTGTGTCATTGGGTTGTCATGGCGTGGGATAATGCAGGAACTGGTCATGTGGTGGACTATGGGCGCATCGAGGTGGTTGGATGGGATAAAGGCGCGGAGCGAGCTATACAGAATGCGCTATTTGAGTTTAAGGAGATGATGCTGGAAGGATTCCCCAAAGAGGGGACTGGTGAAATACTCAAACCCGATCAGTGTTGGATAGATTCGGCATACATGACGGACGTTATCTATTCTTGGGCTTCGTCTGCTGGGTCTGGTTTTTCTCCCGTTCGCGGGCTAGGGATGAGCAAGGAACGAGCATATACCGAAAGTACGCTAAGTCGAAAGAACGCGGCGTATCGCGGCGATCATTACCACTTTGCGCGCGTTCCGTCATGCAGGATACCTGTTGTAGAGATAGATTCCGATCATTGGAAAAAATGGTTACACATTGGTTTGCAAACAGAGATTGGGCAGCCGGGAGCGATCACGTTGCATCAGGTAGGGAACGAGAAGGATCATATGTCTCTAGCACAGCACCTAACCTCTGAGCGCGAAGTGCAGGAGTTTATCGCCGGCAAGGGGTTTATTAAGAGATGGGAGGTGATTAGTAGAAATAACCACTTTTTTGATGCGGCGTATATTGCGTGCGCAGCCGGCAGCTACTGCGGAGTTCGGCGCGGCATTATTATGAGACAAGACAAAAAACAAGTTGTTGTGAAAATGGCGGGTCCTATCGTTGCCAAGGGGAAAGTATCAGTCAAGGGCAACGCTAGGTCGATATGGAGCAACAGATAGGAGGTTATGTATGGGGCGCCCAAGAAAAATTGTGGATCGTGATGACGTTGTGCAAGAGATGGTTACTGTTTCTGTTCCTATTGTAGGAACGCTTCCTGCAGGAATTTGTGTTCCGCGTAGCGTTCGCCGCACGGATTTAAGCCACGAGCAGGCCAATACGCTAAAACGCGTATTTTTGGCGTTGCAAGGCAGCAATATACGCATGGCTAATGGCCGACAAATCATTACGCCACCGGATGTTATAGCGTATATGCTGGATTGTATGGCGGAAAAGGCCAGAAAACGCTAAAACGTAGCCGATTTTCGGTTGCAAGAATAGGAGGGTACTGTATGATCTAAGTATGAAAACGCAGAGGCTGCATTTGGAATCGCTCGCGGCGCAGGGCGTCGAACTCGTCACCGAGGAACTCCCGCCTGACAAGCGCCCGAAGTACGTCACCAACTATATCGGTGCCGCGCACGGGCGGGATTCGAGCATGCGGTCGCACCAGCACCATTACTCGATCTCCTCGCGTCACGGGGAGAATTCCAACGCCCTCGAACGGCTCTTCATCTGCCGCAAAGCCAAGGCCATGAAACAGGGGGAAATATGCCACTGACAAGCAACAGCACTGACGCCGAAGTCCAGGCCGCGATGGATGATTCTGTTGGGTATGACCTGCCTGGGGGAGGCGTGGCTATGTGCGCCGAATATATATCGGCGTGCCGAATACGAATAAGCCGAATGGCTGGCGACGTATCAAAAGGTGATGCACGCGTTGTGAACCAGTACCAACGAATACAAGCAGAGCTCGAAAAGGCGCTTGCTTGGTTTGGCGCGAACAGTTCCACGTCACATTCTCGTGGTGTTTGCCGTCAAATTGCCGTGAGGTCTGGGCGATGGTAAGGCGTGCGCAGTACAGACAATCCAATTCTCCGATTGGAATCACGACAGCATTTCAAAAAATGAAAGCGGACTATACCGCCGCAAACATGACGCGCCATAGGTCTATGCCTAGTGGAGTGAATAGTCTAGGCAGTGGAGCGGATTACCACTACAGGAATGATGCGGCTTTTTATCGGCTGATTGAAATCGCGCGCGCCCTTGACCGAAACGACATGGTAATTGGCCAAGCCGTAACGCGCGTTGTTGACTCTGTTTTGCAGAACGGGGTTAGGCTTGATGCGAAAACCGGAGATTCTGATCTAGACAGATACATCACTGCAAAATGGAACAGATGGGCGAACGATCCCAAATTGTGTCATAGCGAACGGATGCACACCATAACGCAGTTGGCTAGGCTGTGTTTTCGTAGCCGAATTGTCGACGGTGATTGTTTTGTGTTGCCGCTAGAAACTGGCGAGATTGAGACGGTCGAAGCGCATCGATGCAAGACGCCTACTGGGACAAAAAGAAACGTCGTTTTAGGCGTTTTGATGGATCAGTTTCGCAAACGCCTAGAGTACTGGTTTAGCAAAGAGGACATTAATCCCACTTCGTCGATATCGCTAGTTGGAGACATAAAGCCATATCCAGCTTACGACAAGGATGGATATCCGGGCGTGTTTCATCTGTACGATCCAAAGCGATTATCACAAACGCGCGGGGTTACGGCGTTTGCCCCTATCGTTGATGTTGCGCGACTTCACGACGATCTTGAATTTGCAAACCTAGTCAAGGCGCAGTCTGCCGCTTGTATCGCGTTGTTGCGCGAAAGGCCAGCGAAAGATTCAGTTATGGGGCCCGCGCACGGGTTGGGTGAGGAAATAGAAACGATTATAGAAGGCGGCGAGGCTCGCGAAATTGAATGGACATCCCCAGGCATGGACTTTGCCGGCGCTCCAGGCGAGACGCTAAAGGGGTTTGCTCCAAACATTCCAAACCCTGAGTTTTTCGAGCACGCGTCTCTTGTATTGAGAATCATTGGCGCGAACCTGGGCATTCCAGACATTGTAATGATGCTTGACGCGACAAAGACTAATTTTTCCGCATACCGAGGCGCGCTTGAGCAAGCTCGAATAGGATATGCAGCACAACAAGAACTGATGGTGCAACAGTTTTACCGGCCTATTTACGAGTGGAAGCTAAGACAGTGGATTATAAGCGATCCGGTGATTCGTGCGGCTTCTACATCTAATGATCTTGACGTTTTCGATCACGCATGGAACCCGCCCGAATGGGACTACATCGACCCGGTAAAAGACGCAAGCGCGGACCGATTGATTATTTCTGGGCTACTCAATAGCAGGCGCGGGGTGCTGGCGAAGCGCGGGTTGGACATCGAAGAGATCGACCGTGAAATTGTTGCTGACGGAAAGCGAATTTTATCAAGCGCGATGGAAGCCGCGCAGGAATTAGCGGCTGAATATCCAGAATCTGGAGTCACGTGGCGAGACATATTGAACCATTCCAGAATTAAATCACCTTCAGGGGTAAACAGCGTTCGGAGACTAAGCTATGACACCGACGGAATCGGAGAAGGAAATGATTAACAAGATTCCTCATTTCGACCAGTACTTTGGCGTATGGGCCATACATGATGGGATGTTCTTAAATGCTGTTGAGCATTTCAAATCAATGGATATGTCCAAACATATTGACATGGCAAAGGGCGCCGCATACACAGAAGATGAAAAGTATGCCGTATCTGATGGTGTGGCAGTGATCCCAATTATTGGCGCTCTAACGAAATATGACAGTAGCATTTCGGAAGGCCCGTCAATGTTGCGTTTGGTGAAAGCTATTCGTGCTGCGGCAAAGGACGCATCAGTTAAATCGATCTTGTTGCATGTAGATAGTCCGGGCGGAACGGTTGCCGGAACAGACGAGTTAGCTAGTGCCGTGGCTAAAGCAAATACCATCAAGCCTGTTGTTGCATTTATCGATGATCTTGGCGCGTCGGCGGCGTACTGGATTGCGTCGCAAGCAGGGAAAGTGATCGCGTCTCCTGTTGCAAGCGTCGGAAATGTTGGCGTGTTTACGACGCTAGTCGACACAAGTCAGCGCGCGGCAATCGCGGGGATCAAGGTTCACGTAATCAAGACGGGCGCGATGAAAGCGATCGGGGAATCTGGCGTTGAGGTTACGCCTGACCAGTTGGCATATCTAGAGGATTTTATCGGAAAAATCGGCGCTAAGTTTGTCGGCGCGATCAAGGCTTCACGAAATCTTAGTGACGAATCGGAACATGCGATAGCGGACGGGCGCCTATTTGTGGCCGATGAGGCAAAGGCGCTTGGACTTGTCGATGACGTGATGAGGATGGAAGACGTCGTGAACATGTTGAAGAACTACAACAAGCGAGAAGGAGAGAAGGCTATGACGGACGAAAAAGGAGCTAAGGCTATGACGGACGAAAAAGGAGCTAAGGCTATGACGGACGAAAAAGGAGCTGTGGCGATGGAGCCCATTTCGTCGATTGGTTCGACGGCGGCATCTATTGCGGAACTAAAAAGCGCGTGTGTTGGTGCGGACCCGGCATTTCTGCTTGCGCAGGCCGAGGCCGGCGCAACGCTGCAACAGGCGCAAACGGCATGGATCGCCGAACAGTCCGCGCGCATTGATGCGATGAAATCTGAAATGAAACGGGAAACGAAAATCGAAAGCGTTGTTGGCGTTAAGGCCCTCGGCTCTGTTTCCGTTGATGGCAAGACGCCCCAAGACGAAGATGATCCTGAAGGTGAATGGAGATCGAAAGTGGAACGGAAGATGGTTGCTGGAATGACGAAGCGAGACGCGATCATTGCTGTGCAGCGCGAGTTTCCCGGGCTTCGAGAGGCGTTTGTGGCCGCATACAACGCGCGGCTGATTGCTCAATAACGCGCGTGATGCGCAAGAGAAGGAGATCATCATGACGGCAGGAATTTATACGTTCGAGGCTGGCGAGGCTCTCGGCCAGTACGTACTGGGCAAGTTTTCGGGGGGCAAAATCGTTAAGGCTGGAGCGTCGGATGCGGACTGGGTTGGACCGACGCAAGCGGCAGTAGCTTCTGGTTCTCCTGTTGCTGTAGCACTTCGGTCCACAAATGGCCCTGTGATGTTGACTGCTGCGGGAACGTTTGCCGTTGGTGCAGTTCTTTATGCGGCGGATAACGGAAAGGTTGATGACGAGGGGACGATCCCTGTTGGCATCGCCCTTACTGCCGCAACTACGGCGGGCGACTTTGTTGTTGCTGCGCTAGGTGACTATCAAAACGAAGTCGTTAGCGAAGGCTAATGTGTGATCGGAAGGAGAAGAAACAATGCCTAGTTTTAAGAATGCAGGGGGAACGTTTCGACCCGACATTTCCGGGTGTTTTGAGGACTTTTCTACGCGCGTTGATAGGCTTGGGTTCGTCGGCCTCAAAGCGCTTCCCGTGATCGAGGTAGCGAAGCCGTCTGGAACGTTTGGACGGATTCCGATTTCTCAAATGTTGCAAAACCGCGAAACGTTGCGGGCTCCGTCTTCCGGATACGCGCGCGCGTCCTGGACGTTTGATACCGAAACTTTCGCCACGAAAGAAAATGGGCTCGAAGAGGTAGTTGATGAAAAAGAGGCCCAGATGTTTAGTCTCTATTTCGAGGCGGAACGCGTAACTGCGGAACGATGCCTACACACCATCCTATTGAACCAGGAGAAGCGCATTTTGTCTTCTCTGACTGATACTGGGGTATTTACGGTCACTCCAGTAACGCACGAATGGAGTAATGTACAGAGCGCTACTCCTGTTGATGACGTTGATGCAGCGGCAAAGCGTATGTGGGAAAAAACCGGGATGTGGCCGAATTGCGTCATGATGAACATGAACGTATATAAGAATCTTCGCAAGTGCGATCAGATTCTTGAGCAAATCAAGTTCACGTCGCGCACGTTAACGGGAGACATAAACATCGGGCATATCGCTTCGGCGTTTGATCTTCCGTTTGTTCTCGTTTCGGGCGGCGCGATGAACGCCAAAAACGATCCGCAATCGGCAGAAATCACTCCAATCATGTCTAGCGAGTATTGCTGTGTCATGCGTATTTGCACGGACGATGATATTCGGACGCCTGGTGTCGGACGCACGTTTCACTGGGGAGAAGACGGAAGCACGATCGGCGGAACGGTCGAGCAATATGCATCTAACGAGGTGCGCGGGAACGTGATCCGTGTCCGCATGGAAACGGACGAAAAGATTATCTACCCCGAATGTTGCGAATTGCTAAGCAACATAACGGCGTAACGACGAACGATGGGCGGCGGAATGTTCCGCCGCCCGAATAGAAAGGGACGCGATGAAAAAGGAATCTGTTGTAGTCTTGCTACTGGTTGCGATTTTTATCTCATCTGTAGCATGGGGCGGTTACAGTATTATTCGCGGAAAATCTGCTGTGTTTGTTCCTCAACCTCTCGGGGTGAACGCGACAGATAATGACGGGTCGATTCAGATCAATAC